GTTTATGTAGATGTAACGATGTTTGCGTGGGCGTGGCGTTAACGTGAATTGGTCGCCATACCGTTCGCGCAATTCTTGTGCCGTGAATTGATCCGCTATCGTTTGGCAATGCTTATCAATGCCTGTCACGGTCCAATTGGTTCGCTTGGCTGATAGCCCGGTATAGAGCCAGTTTGTCGCTTGATAAACGTAACCAACGTGGCCTTGGCTTGCGTCGGCGTATGATACGACGATAGGTTTACCGGCGTGGCGGATGGTGCGCCCGATCAGGAACGATTCGCCATTGCGAGGGACGGACGGCGCGCACCACAGGCGCGTTAACTCGACAACGTGCCGGGCGTATGCGTCGCCCGCTATTCCCCGGCGTAGCGGGGCGCTAGAAGGCGTCCCGTAAACAATAACGCCAACGCAAGCGTCCTGATCGAATAACCCGAATGCTACGCTACACGGCGCGCGGCGGTGCAGGTAATGTTCGCGCGTTACAATCTCCATTGCCAAGGAATAGCTGATCGGTTTCACAGTGTAATCGTCCTTATGAAACCGATCAGGTTCTAGCACGGTCACGCCCTCCGATTTTGGGCGCGCACGGCGCGCAGGATGGCCTGCCCATCGCTCGCCCATACGCCGGACGCGCAGGGGCATGGGTGCGATGGTAGCTCCCGCGCCAGCTCGCGCGCCTGCAAGGCGCGCACGGCGGCCATGACGGCCTGGCCGTAGGCGCGGCGGTCGGCGTCGGGATCGCGGCGGTAACGGTCCAGTCCGGCGAGGTGAGGATAGGATTTCTGATCGGCGTGCGGGTCGGCGATGGATTTCTTGCGCTTTGCCATTGTCAGACCTCAATGTCTATATAAAGGCCAGGGCGATCATCGCCCCTGCGGTGGCAAGGCCGATTAGGGTGAGGACTGCTTCTAGGATGGCGATCATGGTGCGGTTCTCTCTGTGGTGCGGGCGGCGGGCGCCGTAGCGGGGTGCGGGCGGGTGGCGTGGTCGGGGTGACGGGGGTGATGCGCATAGCGTGGCCTCTATGGCGTCGGGGTGACGCGCGCTAACTGTAGCGCGCGCCGGTTAAGATCAGGTTAATTCAGCGTCGGTTGCGTACCAATTGCGTTGATCGCGGGCGCCAGCGTCCCGCGCGCGTTCTTCGGCGTAGCGGACCAGTTCGCGGCGCTCGCCCATTAGCTTCTCGATTGCAGCGTTGCAGCGCGCGCGTTGGACCGGGTCGCGTGTGGTATCGCGGACGTGCTCTTGCCAGAAAATGCAATTGTCGATTGTTTTTGTGTTTGCGGGCATGGTTCCGTTTCCTTCTAGTGCAGGAGATTGTTTTACATCATGGCGCTTGCGTTGACAAGCGCCATGATCGCGGGTCAGCGGACCACGAATCCGCTAGTGTCGCGCTTGGCTTTGTTGCCCTTGGGCGAGAGCGCCACGACCACCCCGCGCGGGTCCAAGTGGCGCAAGTCATGTTCGTCGCCATCGATGGTAGGGTAACCGTTCCAAGTGTCGGGGCGCGTATTGGCGAACACTACCGCAACCGTTCCACCGGCCTGCAGGATTTGAACGCATTGCGCCTCATTCAATTCGGAATGAGAAAAGGTCAGGTGATAGTTTGAAGGAAGCTTGCCTTGCGCATGGGCAAGCGCGCGTTTGAAGCTTTTCGTGTAGTCAGTGAATTGCACGGTCGGAAACGTTTCCATCATGGTCGCGCCGTTTTCGTCACGGATTGATTCCCATGCGATATCGGTGGAACCATTCGGGCGAATGCAAAGCTTAAGCGCGCCTTTGACGGCTTGACGCATTGCGGATTGTATCGCGCGCCACATATCGCGCATATACGCTTTGCGCTGTTTCATGAATCGGCGCGCCTTGGCGATACGCGATAGCATCACGCTAGGATAGTAAACGGCAGCGCCCGAATGTTCGCCAAGGCAGAGATTGATGCATCCCGGTGACGCATTGCCGCAGAGATTGCCGACACCGGCAAGGCGCGCGGGCGCCATGTAATGGATACCGTTGAGCCATCCGAAAGATTGCGCCTTGGTGGCTTTGGGATTGTCGACGGAAAAGATACGGTTTTGCATTGTGTTTGCCTTTCGCGTTCGGCGCTCTGATTGGCGCTCTATGACGCACCCCGTGGGGTGCGCTTAGAGCGTCTATTAACGCCCGATGTAATTGATGATGAACCCAAGAGAGAGAAACACAACGGTCAGGATGGTAAGCTCTATTTGAAGGTAGTGCATTTTGCGTCTCCGTTGTCTGCGCCGTTTCGATTCATTGACATTACACGAGCGATTCGAGCTTGTAAAGCATTATCTTGCAGGATTGCATAAAAAATTGACTAGAAAATTGTCTGTTATGTATGGGGGGAAAATCGGCTGAAACCGCCGGGATTGTAGGGGTTTTTCGGGAAAATTGCATTTATATACACTTCTAATGTTTTTATGTTAGTAAGAGTAAAATTGTAACATATATAGTAACACTTGGTGTGTATAGGCTGAGTGACTTGACTGCCACTATGCAATATGTGCAATCGCGTAAAAATCCCCGGTTTTCCGGGAGATTTTCAGGATTTTTCGTGGCAATAATTTGCCTATCCAAGTGTACATTTTTTAGAGCTGAGAATGCCCTACGACACTCCCGCGCGCCATGCCGCCCACAACACGCAACCCGACTGCTACGCCATGTGCTCATTTGTGCAATCGCCACCAAGGCGCAACGCATGGCGTGACCTGCTAGCCATGTGTGCATTTGTGCAATCTATCGCGCGCCAGGGCGCAGCCCCATGCTATTGCCTAGCTTATGCTGCAACTTGACCAGCACAATGGCTATTGCCTAGGTCATGTAGCTATTGCTAAGGTCATGTTGAAGGGGGGCCAGGGCCTTGCGCCGCCCGGTCACGGTCACGGAGGGTCCGCAGAAAATTTTTTTTTAAAAATCAAACCAACCCGCCCCCGCAAAAAATTAATATCCAAACCAAAACGCATGATGTAGAATGTCTTACATGACCTGGCACACGCTCCCACATGAACCGCGCAAGCTTCAGGCAACTGAGGCGCGATTGGACGCAATCTACCAAGCCGCGCGTAAGGGCTTGAAGGGCGACACGCTGGCGTTGGCGGCAGGTATGCAACCTGCCGAATACCGTCAATTATGCCAATTCGATCCGCTGACGGAGATGGCCGAACTGAAGGGGCGCGCTGACGGCGAGATGGAGATCTCTGGTTTGCTGCACGACGCGGCGCGGAGCGGCGACGCCAAGGCGGCGCTGGCGATCTTGCAGCACACGCATGGTTGGACGGCCAAGCAAGAAATCACCATTGACGTTTACCAGAAGATCAGCATTACTCAAGCGTTGCAAGACGCTCAATCGCGTTTGATTGACCATGACCCTGCGGAGCCCATGTCAAACGGCGTCAACAGCGGTCTCAACAAAGAGTTGATGTATGGCACAACTGCCGATCTATAAATCCAATGAAGAGCAGTTGCTGATGTCGCAGCTATGGTCGCCCGGCATAGCGGACGATCCTGAGAAGTTTGTGCTGTTTGCGTTTCCGTGGGGGCAGCCTAACACGCCGCTGGCAAAGTTTAGGGGACCGCGCACTTGGCAGCGCATGGTGCTGCGGGAGATCTCGGACCACATCAAGGCCAACAAAGGCCAGCTCCAGATGGACACGCTACGCAAAGCGGTGGCGTCGGGGCGCGGCATTGGCAAGTCGGCGCTGGTCAGTTGGTTGATTCTCTGGATGCTCTCGACGCGCATCGGATCGACCAGCATCATCTCGGCCAACTCGGAAGCGCAGCTTAGGTCCGTGACGTGGGGTGAGTTGACCAAGTGGACAGCCATGATCATCAACTCGCACTGGTGGGAGATTAGCGCGACCAAGTTGATGCCCGCCAAATGGTTGTGCGAACTGGTCGAGCGTGACCTGAAGAAGGGGACGCGCTACTGGGCGGCGGAAGGCAAGCTGTGGTCGGAGGAGAACCCCGACAGTTACGCGGGCGTCCACAACCACGACGGGATGCTGTTGATCTTTGATGAGGCGAGCGGCATACCTGATCCAATCTGGGCGGTGGGCGCGGGGTTTTTCACCGAGAACGTGCTGGACCGCTACTGGTTTGCGTTCAGCAACCCCCGGCGCAACCAGGGGTACTTCTTTGAGACCTTCCATTCCAAGCGGGCGTTTTGGAACACCACGTCGGTAGATGCGCGGACGGTGGAGGACACCGACAAGCAGGTGTACGACCAGATCATCGCGGAGTACGGCGAGGACAGCGGCGAAGCTCGTGTTGAGGTGTACGGCGAGTTTCCGTCCGTGGGCGATGACCAGTTCATCTGGCCGCTGTTGGTGGACGACGCCATGAAGCGGGAGCGGTACAAGGACATGACCGCGCCCATCGTCATGGGCATCGACCCGGCGCGCGGCGGGGCGGACTCGACCGTCATCGTGGTGCGGCAGGGGCGCGACCTCATCGCCATCAAACGGTACTCTGGCGAGGACACCATGATGATCGTGGGGCGGGTCATCGACGCCATAGAGGAGTTCAAGCCGACGCTGGCTGTCATCGACGAGGGCGGGCTAGGGTACGGCATCCTTGACCGGCTGAACGAACAGCGGTACAAGGTGAGAGGGGTCAACTTTGGCTGGAAGGCCAAGAACTCCATCATGTGGGGTAACAAGCGCGCCGAGATCTGGGGCGCGATGCGGGACTGGCTCAAGACAGCGTCCATCCCGCTGGACAGGCAACTGAAGTCGGACCTCACCGGCCCGACCAAGAAGCCGAACTCGTCGGGTACTATTTTCCTGGAAGGGAAAAAGGAAATGCGGGCAAGAGGACTGGCCTCACCTGACGCAGCAGACGCGCTGGCGGTGACGTTTGCCTTTCCTGTGGCATCCCGCGCCTACGTCGAAAAGCCCCGCCATTCCTACAGCTCATCGTCCAACGCCACCAACTCATGGATGGGATCGTAATCATGCCCAATACACAGTCCACTGGTATCGCCTACGCGGACCCCGAATTTACCACTTGCTATGCCAGTCAGGAAATTGGCTACAGCACGGCGGCGCAGGGTTCCGTTACGCAGGCGACCGACAAGGGTACGGGCGTCACGCTCAACAAGTCGGCTGGTCAGATTACCATGAACGGCGCGGCACTGGCGGGCAACACCGCAGTGACGTTTACGTTGACCAACAGCCTGATCAGCGCCAAGGATGTGATCATCCTGAACGTCGGCAGCGTCGGTACGGCGGGCGCGTACACGACCTATGTGTCCAGTTTGGCTGCTGGATCAGCGGTGCTGACGCTGCGTAACCTGACCAGCGGTTCGTTGTCTGAGGCGGTTGTCATCAACTACGCCATCATCCACGGTCAGTAACATGCCGCTCAAAAAGTCCCCTACGCCCAAGGCGTTCAAGACTAACGTGGCGACTGAGATAAAGGCTGGCAAACCGCCCAAACAGGCGGTCGCCATTGCCTACTCCGTCAAACGAGCCGCTGCAAAGCCGTCAAAGGGCAAGTAACATGGATTATTCAGGGGTAGCTGCGGCGGGCCGCGTGTCAAGCGGTGGTGGGTCTCGTAAGAAAGACCCCGCCACCGTCATGGACACGATGCGTAGCCGTCTGACGATGGCTATCGCTGCGTATTCCGAAAGCCGTGAAGATGAGTTGGACGATCTGCGGTTCTTTGCCGGATCGCCCGACAATCAATGGCAGTGGCCCGCCGACGTGCTGGCTACCCGTGGCTCAGTGCAGGGGCAGACGATCAACGCCCGGCCCTGCCTGACCATCAACAAGTTGCCCCAGCACGTCAGACAGGTAACGAATGATCAGAGACAGAATCGACCAAGCGGTAAAGTCATTCCTGCTGACGACAAGGCAGACGTGGAAGTCGCTGAAATCTATGATGGTATCGTTCGCCATATTGAGTATATCTCGGACGCAGACGTGGCTTACGATACTGCTTGCGAAAATCAGGTAACGTATGGCGAGGGCTACATCCGGCTGCTCACGGAATAT